TTGAGTTCCTTGAATCGTTTGATACGGTGGTCATTTCATTCGACAACGATAAGCCGGGGCGAGAAGCCGCAAAGAAAGTGGCGCGTATTATCAAGCCCGGAAAAGCTAAGATACTCACACTACCTACTGAGTTCAAAGACCCTAACGAAATGCTCAAGCTGGGTCATCACAAGGCTTATGTTACTGCGTGGTGGGCTTCAAAACTTTACACGCCGTCTGGGATTCTAAACGTCAGTGAAGAGCGTGAAAACTACAAGAAGCGTGAGCGTAAAGAGTCTATTCCCTATCCTTGGAGTGGTCTTAATGCAAAGCTTGATGGCTTGCGACAAGGAGAACTAATCACGCTGACAGGTGGCACAGGCTTAGGTAAGTCTAGTGTTACTCGTGAGCTTGAACACTGGCTCATCACCAACACTAACGATAAGGTAGGCGTCATAGCTCTTGAAGAAGATTGGCGTCGAACTGTCGATGGTATTCTTTCTATTGAAGCTAATGCTAAACTACACATTGATAGCGTTCGTACTGAGTTCAGTGAAGAAGAAATAGATAATTTCTTTAATGTTTTATACGACGGTGAAAATAAGAACCGCGTTTTTGTTCATGCTCACCTTGGAATGAATGATGTCGATAGTGTATTTTCTAAACTACGATTCATGGCAATGGGGCTTGAATGTAAGTGGATAGTATTTGATCACTTGCATATGTTGTTATCCATGACTACGGACGGTGATGAACGCCGCAACATAGATGCTATTATGCACAACTTTAGAACGCTAGTAGAAGAGACAGGCGTAGGTCTTATTCTTGTGTCACACCTCAGAAGGGTTGATGGTAATCGCGGTCATGAGAATGGTATTGAAACAGGACTCAATCACCTACGTGGCTCTCAAAGTATTGCTCAGTTATCTGACTGCGTGATTTCTCTTGAACGTAATCAACAAGCAGAAGATCCTATTGAAGCCAGCACAACAAAGGTGAGGGTCTTGAAGTCTAGGTACACAGGAGATGTCGGCTTGGCTACCCATTTGTTTTATGACAAAGACAGTGGTAGACTCAGCGAGATCGCTATGGAAATAGAAGAACAGGATGAGCTTGAATTATGATTGGATGGGTAATAGTATTAGCAGTGTGGATGACTTACATTGAAGTCGAACACCCTAACCGTATGCACGAAATAGAAGCTGAGGCTGATTATGAAGAGCATAGTATTTGACATTGAGGCTGATAGTCTTGAGCCTACAAAGATTTGGTGTATTGCCGCAGTCGATCCTGACTCTGGTGAAACCAAAACCTTCGGGCCTACTGAGATTGTTAATGGCCTTGCGTTTCTTACGACTGCTGAGAAGCTGATAGGCCATAACATTATTGGTTATGATCTTCCTGCCATCAAGAAAATACACAACGTAGATCTAACAGAAGGGCGGGCAATTGTTGATACTCTAGTTCTCTCTCGCCTCTTTAATCCTACAAGAGAGGGTGGTCATAGCCTAGAGTCTTGGGGTTATCGCATTGGCCTACAGAAAATAGATCATACAGAGTTTGGAGAATACTCTCCAGAAATGTTGAACTACTGTAGGAATGATGCAGTTCTCAACGCTAAGATGTTTAACAATCTTAAAACAGAATCTCGTGGCTTCAGTCGGCAGTCTGTTGTTCTTGAACACGAGGCGCTAAAGATTATTGCAGACCAAAGAGAACGTGGCTTTCTGCTTGATGTCAGATCTGCAACCTTACTTGAGGCTGAATTGACTGATCGCCTTAAAGAAGTAGAGCGTGAGGTTCAAAAATCTTTTAGGCCCAAGCAACTAAAGACCGTCTTGTTACCGCACTTCACCAAGACAGGCGCGCTTTCTAAGATGGCTCAGATAGAAGGATCACCAAAGAAAAGCAGACTAACTCAAGAAGAGTATGAAGACATAGCCACTAAGCGTAAAGCTATTCGCATTGAAGAAGTACCCTTCAACTTAGGGTCACGTAAACAAATAGGCGAGTATCTTATTGACTTTGGTTGGAAGCCAAAAAGATTTACGCCTACAGGTCAGCCTATTGTAGATGAGTCAACACTCAGCAAGATTAAAAATATTCCTGAAGCTACACTGATTGCTGAGTATCTTCTACTTCAGAAACGAATAGCACAGGTTAAATCTTGGTTGAAGGCGACACATGAAGATGATCGTGTTCGTGGCTTTGTAAATCCTAATGGTACTATCACAGGACGTATGACACACAACAGCCCTAACATGGCACAGGTTCCAAACCTATCAGCGCCTTACGGCAAAGAGTGTCGGGCTTGTTGGACTGTGGCAGACGGCTATAAGCTAGTAGGTATTGATGCCAGCGGTTTAGAATTACGAATGCTTGCACACTATATGAAGGATGAGGACTTCAAAAATGAAATACTCCACGGAGACATACACTCAGCTAACCAAAAGCTTGCAGGACTTGAATCAAGAAATCAGGCGAAAACATTTATCTATGCACTCTTGTACGGAGCAGGAGATGAGAAACTTGGTAGTGTGGTCGGAGGAAATAAGCGTGATGGTACGAAACTTAGAAAGCGTTTCTTCGATAATCTCCCTGCATTTAAACATCTTAAAGACAGGGTTGGACGAGCGGCTTCAAAAGGTTTCCTCAAAGGACTAGATGGGCGTAAGTTGTATGTTCGTTCTGAACATGCCGCACTGAACACATTGCTTCAGAGTGCCGGTGCTATCGTCATGAAGCAAGCGATGGTAAACCTTAATCAGCTAATCAGGCTCAATACATTAGACGCACATTTTGTCTGCAACGTACACGACGAATGGCAGTTAGAAGTAAAAGAATCTGTGGCTGATTCAACAGGACAACTGGGGGTTGATGCAATAAGGCAGGCAGGCGTAGGACTAGAATTATTTTGTCCTCTTGATGGTGAATACAAGATAGGAGATAACTGGAGTGAAACACACTAAATACCCCTATAAAAGATATTTAGAAAATAAATCTAGGGTTACTCTGGATGGTAAGAGGTACAGACTAGGTAATCCTAGCCATCCATTTAATTCAATTTATAAAAGGTTTGGTATGGACGCGGCCTTTACAGTAATGGGGCTTGTTCCTTCTGGCCTAGAGCAAATTAAATTAACTGTAAATAATCTTTTTGCCGAAGTAAAGAGTGGTCATATATATTTAATGACTAACCCTGCTTATCCCGGCTGGTGTAAAGTAGGGATGGCTGTTGATGCTGAAGATCGTGTCAATCAATTCCAGACAGGATCACCATTTAGAGACTATAAGCTTTTTAAATTTTTTGAAACTGATGATAGGCGAGGGTCTGAAAAGAAAGCACATAATATACTAGAAGAAAAAATAAATGACCGCAGAGGCGAATGGTTCCATATAAATCCTGAAGATGCTGAAAAAATATTAACTGAATTTTTTAAAAAAGAAGGCGATGAGAGTGAAACTTGACACATTAGTTGACGATATATATGGACAGCTTGGTAAATTATTTGAAGGTAAAGCATTTAATTTATCAGATGAAGATCTGGACATGACCGCATCACGTATCAAAGATTCCCTTCTGGCTTGGGCTAGACCATCAGAAAGAAACTCAGAGTTTTCTCTGCGTATGTCTAATGTTGGTCGGCCTGCCAGACAGCTTTGGTATGAGCAGAATATACCNACAGAAAGCACAACACCCCATCCATCTTTACAGATAAAGTTTCTTTATGGTCACATCCTAGAAGAAATTCTTTTGATGCTTGTTCGTGCCGCAGGACATAATGTCACTGATGAGCAAAAAGAAATTACAGTCAAAGGAATTAAAGGCCACATTGATTGTAAGATTGATGGTGAAGTGGTTGATGTAAAGACTGCATCTAAGTTTGCATTTAATAAATTCCGTGAGGGTCGCCTAGCTGAAGACGATCCTTTCGGATACATGTCACAGCTTGCAGGCTATGAGGAGGCTGAGAAGTCTTCTGAGGGAGGCTTCTTAGTTATCAATAAAGAAAGTGGGGAGCTATGTCTTTATCGCCCAGAAGAGCTTGACAAGCCTGCTATCAATAGACAAATACAAGATGTAAAGAAAGCCTTGAAGTTGGCTACGCCTCCACCACGGTGCTATGAGTCTGTGCCAGAAGGCAAGAAAGGTAATATGAAAATACATCGCAACTGTAATTATTGTGCTTATAAGTTTGAATGCTACAAGGATGCTAACAACGGTACAGGTCTTAGAGTTTTTAAATATTCTAGTGGGCCGACGTACCTGACTCACGTAGAAGTTGCGCCAAGAGTTGAGGAGATTGTGTGAACCGTCAAATTATGAAAAAAATAAATCGGCATGTCCCCATTATTTCTGTTCAATGGTTAAGAAGCTTAATGCCTACAGAAGAAATGGCAGAGACAATTACTCTTGAAAACTATAAACAGTATTTAAATCAGTCTCCCTATTACTTTCGCCACAGGCAAATATTTAATTCATCGTTCACCGAAAAATGGACGCGCCGAAAATTAAAAAAAGCTTTTAAAAGAAACCCCACTAAACCTATTGACAGTTACACTGCCGATGATCTAAAATGAAAGTGCTAACAATAGAGGCTTTGATTTTTTTCTGCGCCAAGCAGTTAGCAGACGAAGAAACAATAGATGATGATCTTTTGTTTGAGTTGTATACTATATTACATTTACACTTTGAAGGGATACCAACATTACATTGAAACCAAAAATAAAAAAAGGTTATAGGAAGGCGCGTGTCAAACGGCCTGTCGATAAAGCACCTGTTCGTGGATATGATTCTAATTGGGAGTATGAGTTACACTCAGGCATCCTCAATGATTGGAAGATCCATTCTGAAAAGGCAGAATATATTGTCGAGCATACTTATCATCCAGACTTCATCCGCATACTAGACGGCAAGAAGATATATCTTGAAGCTAAAGGCCGCTTCTGGGATCATCAAGAATATAATAAGTATGTGTGGATTGCTAAAGCTTTGCCAGAAGATATAGAGCTAGTGTTTTTATTTGCAGATCCCAATGCTCCTATGCCGCAAGCAAAGCGCCGTAAGGATGGCACAAGACGTAACCATTCTGAGTGGGCTTCTTCTAAAGGTTTTAGATGGTTTTCTGAAGATAGTATTCCAGAAAGCTGGATAGATGTTTCAAAGAGGGAGATCATAGGTGATAATGAATGATCGAAAGCAAGAGCGCCTAGAAAAATTTAGTCGTCACAAAAGAAAAAAGCATGAAGAAAAAGTAGACGGCAAATATAAACCAATAAAAAAAAGAAATAAATATAAACTAAATGTAAACGACTTGAATGATGTGCAAGAGTTAGAATGAAATCGCCTTGCACAAAAGTATGTACACTTAGGGATGGGGTGTGCATTGGATGCGGAAGGAGCCTAAACGAAATAACAAACTGGTCAAAATATACCACCAAAGAAAGGAGTAATATCATTGGACGCCTATCAAGAATACATACACAAAAGTCGTTACGCACGATACCTTCCAAGTGAGGAGCGTAGAGAAACATGGAAAGAAACAATAACGCGCTACATTAAATATTGGGGCGATAAACTTAATGATGATGAGCGTGTAGAAATATTTAAAGCTATCCACGATCTTGAAGTCATGCCGTCTATGAGGGCTTTGATGACCGCTGGTGAAGCTTTAGATCGTGATAATGTAGCAGGGTTTAATTGTAGTTATCTTGCTATTGATAGCCCACGTTGCTTTGATGAAATGATGTATGTTCTTATGTGTGGTACAGGCGTTGG